GTGAAAGTACCTGCAGTCGAGGTCTTTGCACCACCGAAATCCAATACTGCGACCACGCCATTAGCGGTAGTAGTCGAAGTGTTATAAATCAGCGCCCCGTAAGCGGTGATGGTGGCCGTAGTGAACGACAAGTCAGAAAAGTCGGTCACAGCGGTCGTGCCAGTCGCTGTCGGTGTAACGTTCGTAAGCGTGCCGCCACCTGCCGTGTAGGAGCCGGAAGCCGCTACTTCGTTAGTGGTGGTGTAGGATTGGGTCGCAGCCGTAAACGAAGCGCTATTGTTATATAGAGCCAGTTTGAAAGTGTTGCCACCTGGGTTAGAGAAATTGTGCTGTCCCTTCATAAGTTGAACTTTGAAGGAAGTAGCCATAAAGTTACCAGTAAAAGCCATTTAAGCTCTCCTTAAAATATTGGCGGCGGTTTCATGTCCGCCTTTTAAACAAATCTGGATGCAGGTAGCCCTTTCAGACTGCGCTGCTCGTTTCATGTACTCAAGGATTGTCTTTTCGACGCGCTCCCGAAAATACTTCGCTTGCTCACGAATGGCCGGGGGAGCGGTATCGGCCACACCAATAATCTTATCTGTACACAATTCTGCCAGTTCTTCTAGCGGAAGCCCACCAAAATCGCTGGTTTTGACTACGGGGGTAGGAATATCACCGAATTTTGCGCTAAACATGGTCAAGTCCTCAAAGCCTCAGGGGCGTGGTATTTGGGGGCCTCTGATTCCAAAGAATCCTTGATTTCAGAGTACTTTTTGACCACAAACTTATCGCCTTCCATGCCAACCACAAGCGGCTCGGCCAGCCGATGATAGCCATATAGTTTACTAACTACGGGTTCATTAGTATCCAGGAGGGAAGATCCAGCGGCAACTCCTACCTTAATTCCCCGCTCTGTAGCCTTGGAAAGCAGGAATTCACAGCAGGCCCGGCCTGCCTCGGCAAAGTGAACCGTGCGCTTATACGAAAAATCTACCCCGTACATGTGTATCTCGGCTACTTTTGCCGCAATTGCGTATCCAATGGCAAACGCCACCGTGTTATTAAAGTACCCGGTTCCGCAGGCATTAATCACCTCTTCCAGAGGGTACTCGACCAGCCCCTGGCAACGGGGATCGAGTTGGCAGGTATAAATTGGCCCAGGATGCTTCTCTAATACAGAGCGCATAATCCCGGTTTGGCTTCCAGCATCGTCGGAATCCAAAAAACGGCTTGCCGGATCCATCATAAAAACTCGGTCGTGAAAGACGACCCCGGCCATCGCATTGATGGCCCATACTTCATCGATAGGTGCTGAATGCGTTTTGGTCAAGATAAATTGGTCGCAGCTCTTGCCCATTGCTACGATCGCAATTTTCTTTCCTTCTAGGTTTGGTACAGCTTCCTTCATGGTCCTGGGGACTCCGATTTAATCTTAATGCGAGCCATTCCATCACGATTTTCATCGCGTCTACGACGGCCTTGTTGCTCGATTCCAAGGCCTTGAATTGCCTGTTTGTAGGAGTTATCAAAGTACTGCAACATCTCAAGCGGTCCTTTGGTGTAGCTGTAAGCTTGCCCAAGACAGCCGTAAAGAAGCGCTTCAGGGGCGTTAATGCTCACCCAGGTCGTTTGGTTTGTTGAGGACAATTGCGCAGGCTTATAGATGTAACCTAGCTCTACGTAATAATTTTGATCAGGTGTTGGAGCAATGTAAAAAGTGTTTTGATCCCATACTGAGTAGTACTTAGGCACTCCCTGCACAGAACCGTCTGGCCAGTACTGCTTCATGAACGAGGTGTCCCTAAACTGCAGGAAAATATTGTCAGTGGACTGAATCATCATGTAACGATGAGTCAAGATATCGCTTGGAGCGGTCAGGAACTTATTGCCCTGCGTCATGTTTGCATACGCTTCAAGTTTGAACACATCTAAATCAATGTCCCTCAATATCCTGTTTTCTGTCATAAGGATAAAGGTATTGATAGTGGAGTTCGGAAGCGCGTTAGCGTCTACCTCGGTGTAGGCCCGAATATTGTCAACAAGTTCGTTGTAGGTCATGATGTAGTCACCGTTACTTGACCCACTCCACCAATTAAAGGCGGATTTTGTAGTTGTGGGTATGGTTGCATATTAGTGCCTCCATTTGCGCTTCCAAGACTTTGGAAAGCACTGTCTGCTGGTGCGCCCACATAGACAGTAACCGGCTCAACCCGATCGGGACGAGGCTCAAGCAGAGCAATTGCATCTCCACGATACTTAAGGGGCTCCAGCTGTGGCTCTTTTGGCTCGTAATCCTCCGGGCAGACCTTAAATCCTCTCCAGTTTTTGCGCAAAACTGTGTATGGATAACGTTGCCCACAGTAATCACAGAGGCCGAAGGAGAATTTGCCGGTTGCATAGGACATCTCACACCCCTAAATCCGGGACGAAAGAAACGCTTGCAGTGTCTCTGTCTTCCTGGGCAGCACGGGTAAAATCTTCTTCGTAGATTTGTTTAAGAGCTACTGTTCGATCAGGCGCATATTTAAGCGATAGAAAATAGGCCAGCCCAGACGCAAGGCATGGTAAAAACCTAAAGTTGACGTCGGCGGTGTTTGTGTACGCTCCAGCATCTTGGATTCGTCTGATCCTGTAATACACAAAAGTGTAAAAAGTACTTTGAGCCGCCGGGTACAAAAACACCTTGAAGACGTTTGCCCGTTGCACGTAGTACTGAGCAGGACGTGCAACAGTGGTTTTATCAGGTATGTTTAAGTACTCTTCTCGACTAATCCGGTCAATTGTTATATCGACAGATGGACTCTGGGAGTTATCCCGAATTACCGCTGATAGTACGTTAACTGTATCGGAGGACAGCGTAATTTCGTTTGTCGCGTTTGTTAACGGATAGGTAGCTTGTTCAATAGTCCACAAATTAAGACCACGGTTAGCCCAATCCAAAAACAAAAGATTCAGCGAACGACGAGCGCTATTTAGCTGATGGCCGTATGTCATCTGCATTCCACAGCGCTCAAATGCCTCTTCGATCAGCTCGTCGATTTGCAGATTAAAAGTGGTTGTGCCGGAAGTGGTCATTTTTTGTACAGGTTATCAAACGTTTCACTCGGGTCCATGTAGCTGTCATCTTGTTCTGCACAATGAATCCATTGACTGGGGCGAAAGTCAGGCGCTCCTGTTCCCGTTTCCCAATAAGCCGGACTCGTTACACGAACACGATTGTTTGGCAATGCTACGATGTTACCTGTCCATTTTCCTGCATCAGTCAACATCAGCACGTGGCTTTGTTTGTGCTGTGCCGGACAGTCGGCTATCTCGCTCTCAGAATAGTCAACAGTAAATAAATATCGCCCGGTATAAAACTCGCCTTTTATCTTACAAAGCCACGGGCTTGGCGTAGTCCTGGCAAACTTAACCACGGTATGGTGGTGAGAAGGACAGTCCCAGGGCTGTGCCAAATGGGTAGGCATGCGCTCTGGCCATTCATCTAAAGCGATATCACCAACCAGGGCCGTAATCGGCATCCTGGCCCACATCGCTCCACCATGAATATTTTCTGAACCGTCCATGTCACTTTCGCAACCAGTAAACACCAGTTGAAAACTCAAGCATCTGTCGGGCATGCAGTTAACCGCAATAGCCATCGCATGCAAATATTCCCCATGATACTTTTGGTGCATATGAGTGAATTCACGCCTCACCCAGCATTTAAAGTAGGGAATATTGCTTATGAGATAGGCCATTACTTACCGCGTTTTCCGCCACCTGCCATCATTTTCTTTTTAACTGCACCGCCTGCTGCATAGCCTTTTTTGACCATGCCACCAGCGGCATATCCCTTTTTCATCATGCCGCCGCCCATCATGCCCATGGCCATGCGCTTATGCTCGTTAATTGCTTCTCCGCCTTTAGCCATCATCAACGGGCCCGCTTTTGTGCTCGGCTCCGAGATCATTTTGTTTTTAGGACCAGACTCAACTGCTCCGCCGCCTCGAATTGCGGCTCCCATTCCTCTGCCAGCCATGATTATTTTCCTTTCTTAGCGGCCTTGCCGCCTTTTTTCATGTTCATAACACCGCCGTAGCCTGTAATCCCGGTTTTCTTCATTGCACGGCCCTTTGCATCAGATGTCTTACGCTTCAGCGCACGCCCAACCGTGTCTGACATTAAGCCACCTTTAGCCATTTTTC